CAAGATTTTGCTGCAATCATGTGGAAAAAACCTGTAAGTAACAAGCAATGGTTAAATGATTTAATTAGTAAATAATGAGTATAGTACTTCCAACTACAAAGGTAAAGGCTCAGAGAGCTAATCCTAAAAGATTGGTTATTTATTCAAAACCAAAAACAGGTAAAACTACTTGTTATGCTGGTCTTGAGAATAATTTAATCTTAGATTTAGAACATGGTGCAGATTTTATTGAAGCATTAAAAATTCCTATTACTAGTTTACAAGAGTTATTGGATACAGGTAAAGCTATTAGAGAAGCTGATAAGCCTTATACTTATATTACTATAGATACTGTAACAGCATTGGAAGAAATGATTCATCCACTTGCAATAAAACTTTACCGTCAAACATCAATGGGTAAAAATTATGATGGAGATAATATAACAAGTTTACCAAATGGTGCTGGTTATTTGTATATTCGCCAAGCTTTTTTCCAAGTATTGGATTTTGTGGATACATTGGCTGAGTATGTAATCTTATCTGGTCACATCAAAGACAAACAAGTTGATGATAAAGGTGAAATGGTTATGGCTGCTAATATAGATTTGACAGGTAAAATAAAGTCTTTAGTTTGTGCTAACGCAGATGCTATTGGTTATATGTACCGTAAGGGTCCTAAAACTATGTTAAGTTTTAAGACAAATGATGAAGTAACTTGTGGTGCAAGACCCGATCACTTGAGAAACAAAGAAATAGTAATTGCTGATTCTACTGATGGAACATTAAAAGTTTCTTGGGATGAAGTATATGTAAAATAAAAAAGTAAGTTTAATAATTAAAAAAAGAAAAAAAAGATGGCTTTAAGTACAACTGATTTAGGAAAAGGCACAGGGGTGCCAAAAACAATTACACCAGGTAATCAAGTTTTAAAAATTAACTCTATTCACTTAGAAGATTTTTCATTTATTGAAGGTGCATATCACTTAATGTTGAATGTAGAAACCCCAGCTATTGATGATTTTGAAGGGTTTTTGATTGACAAAGATGATGAAAGTAAAGGTCATTATGCAGGTCAAATTGGTAGATTAAAAGCTAGTCAATATGCATTTGCTGATGGTGAAACAAAATCTGGTATTAAGATTCAAAGAGATAGATCAATTATGATTTTCTTAAAGAACTTAGCACATACATATGGTATTGATGAGTGGTTTATTGCTCAAGATAATAAATATGATACTATTGAAGAGTTTGTTAAAAACTTTAGTGCAAATGCTCCAATTAAAGATACATATCTTAACTGGTGTGTAGCTGGTAAAGAATATATGGGTAAAACTGGTTATACTAACTATGATTTATTTTTACCAAAAGGTGAAGGTAACAAATACTCTTACGGTACTATTGAAAGTGGTAAAGTTGTTGAGTATAATGAGACTAAACACCTTAAAAAGCTTGAAGTAACTGAGAAAAAAGAATTTGGTGAAGATGCTGATTTAGCTATACCAAGTAAGAATGCTGCTGACTTCAGCTTAGATTAAAAGTAATTAACTTTTGAGAAAGGGAGTCTCAGTGCTCCCTTTTTTATTCTAAAATAAATTGTTATGATTTCTACTAAAGCAATTATATATGATTTGAATCAAGTTCCTACAGAATGGCCTTTTGAATTCTATCTTAATCTTCCAGAAAAACTTACTGGACAAGATGTTAAAATTAAATCAGTATTTTCTGCAGAGAAGACACCTTCCTTTTGTATATATTCAGATAAAATGGGTAAGTATAGGTTTAAGGATTTCTCTACTGGTAAATCTGGTGATACAATTGATTTTGTGTTACACTATTATAATCTAGAATCTAGAGGTATTGCTGTAAGAAAGATAATGGATGACTATTCAGAATACATTTCTAGGCATGACATTACTCCCAGAGAGTATGTGGCTGAAAGTAGGTATGAAGTTTCTGATTATGAAATAAGACACTGGAATAATCTTGATCAGGATTTCTGGATGAGCTATAAAATAGGTTCTAAACTATTAGATGAACATAATGTTCAACCACTGAAGTATTTTATACTTAGTAAAACAGATAATGATGGTGAGCTAAAAGAATTAAGATTTGAGAATAATTATACTTATGGTTATTTTAGAAAAGATGGTACTTTGTATAAGATCTATCAACCTAAAAATAAAAAAAGTAAGTTTATTAAAGTCTCTGATTATATTCAAGGTTCTGAGCAGGTTAACTTTGATTGTAAGTATCTTATTCTTACTAAGTCTTTAAAAGATATCATGTCCTTTAAGACTCTTGGTATTGGTAATGCTGAAGCAATTGCTCCGGATAGTGAGAACACTGTTATTTCTGAAGGTATTATGAAAAAGTATATGCATAAGTATAGTAAGATCATAGTACTATTTGATAATGATGAGCCCGGACTTGAAGCTTCTAAAGCATATCAAAAGAGATACAGTTTTGATTACTTAATATTACCATTTGAGAAGGACATTTCAGATACTGTTAAAGCTAGAGGTGTTCAAGAAACAAGGAACATTGTATTTAATTTAATAAAAAGTAAATTATGAGTGTGGATTTTTGGACATACAAAGGAAAAGTATTTAAAGAATCTGATATCCCAGAAGGAGGAATAGGATTTATCTATCTTATGACAGCTATAATAGATGGTAAGTCTGTTTCTTATATAGGCAAGAAAAATTTCTTTGCTAATATAAAAAGACCCTTGGGTAAGAAAGCTTTGGCTATGAGTACTGATAAGAGACTTAAAAAGTACAGTATGGTTATTAGACCAGACTTTCTTAATTATTATAGTTCCAATAAAATACTGAAAGAAGCGCACAAAATGGGTGTAAATATTAAAAGAGAAATTCTTAGAATATGTTACTCAAGTACTGAGCTTACTTATCAGGAAACAAAACATCACTTTGTACATGAAGTGTTAGAAAAAGAAGAGTTTCTTAATGGAAACATCTTAGGTAGATTCTATAAAGTAAAATAGTTATGAAAACACTTAAATGCCTTTATAGGTATTTAGCTTTTATTGAGAAGCATGTAAAAAAATGTAGAGAGAACTCTCTATTTAGTAAAATGTAAAAAATAAATAATCATGGAAGAAGAACAAAAAATTATTAGACTGGAAAATGAGAAAATCAAAGTGGTTTTCACAAATGAAGCAAATCCTGATGAGGGAAGTTTATCATTAGAGCTTACTCTTACAAGAGATAGCAATGATGAAAAAGTTACCACATTGGTATTAGACTCATCTATTTTAAATAGAGATGACTCATTTATGGGTGAAATGTATATAAATACAGTAAATATGTTTGGAGCTGTTAAACAAATATTTGATTCTAAAGAAATATATAAAGGTTTACATTCAATAACTACTGATGAATACAAAGAATTTTTAATAAAGGTAAAAGGTTATGATGTGGAAAAACTTGGACCAAAAGTAATAAATATAGACGGTGTTATTAACAAAGAAGACTGATGGAAAAATTCTTATTTGGAAAAGAAGAATGTAAGAATCTGATTGCAATGATTAAGTCACCTGATGAAAGTAACCATGAAATGGCAAAAACAATATTAGAATCCCTTGATATTGAAGATAATCTTCAGTGGGTTTTTATCATTATTGTATTTGCAGGTAAGTCTGAAAAATTTTGGATGCATAATAATTTCTATACAGATCTCACAAAAAGATTTGGTAGTTTTCTTCAAGCTTCCCTAGAGAACAGAGCAATGAGTTTAACACTCTTGAATACTGTTTTACCTAATGAAGTAAAGTTGAAATCTCCTTATGTTGAGTTGTATTTTGAATTATATTTTCTAGAAATGAAAAAGAGTCTGAATCAGTATGGGTATGATTTTGTAAATGAACTTCAAATAAAAGCAAAAGATGAATAAAGTAGATTTACTAAGCAAGACCATAAAGGATCTTATGCTTAAAGAGCCCTATTATGGGTATTTTCTAATTCAGCTGAATAAGCATTGGAGAAATGATATTCCTACAGCAGGTGTAAGTAAAAATGGTATTAACTACCAGTTGGCCATAAATGAAGATTTCTGGGTCAATACACTTACAGACCTGCACAGACTAGGTATCATGAAACATGAGTTGCTACATATTGCTTTTGGACACTTAACAGCTTATCATGGATATGCTGATAAGAAGATGGCAAATATTGCAATGGATATGGAGATTAACCAGTATATACAAGATACATGGTTACCAGGTGGTGAATATACTCCTGAAGAATATACAGCTCTTAAAGAGACTGTAATGGCTGAATATAAACAAGCCAAAGATTCTGGTTCTACGGAAGAAGAATTGAAAGAAATTGAAGCTAAATTACCTATGAGAGGTATAATGATTGATGATTATCATGAGTTAAACCTTGAAAGAAAAGCAGGTACTAAATACTACTATAAGAAGCTCAAGGAAGGTAAGGAGAAGAAAGAACAAACCGGTACATCAGATTCTGAAGCACTTGACCAATTACTTGACCAAATGGACCAAGGAATGGGTACAGGTGCTGAACATGACACATGGGAAGAATTTGAAGATATAAGTGAAACAGAACAAAAGCTTATTGACCGTCAGATTCAGAGAATTCTTACAGAAGCAAAGGAACAGACCATAAAGAAAAGAGGTACTATTCCTGGTGAGATGGGAGCTTTGATAAAAGTAGATCAAATTGTAAAACCCAAATTTGATTGGAAAGGTTATGTCAGAAGATTTACTGGTACAAGTACAAAAGTATTTACCAAAAAACTTCAGAGAAAGGAAAACAAAAAATTTCCAACTTATCCTGGTCTAAAAATTAAAATGCGTCAGCATGTTTTGTTGGCTATTGACACTTCAGGTTCAGTAAGTGATACAGAGCTTAAAGAATTTATGAATGAGATTTTTCACATTTATAAAACTGGAGTAGATATAACTATCATACAATGTGATACCAAAATCAACAGTATTGAACCTTATAAGGGCAAGAATGATTTGAACATTGTAGGTAGAGGTGGGACTGAATTTAATCCCGTCCTAGAGTATTATGATGCAAACATTAGAAAGTATACAAGTTTAGTATACTTTACTGATGGTGAGTGTTATACAAGTATAAAGCCAAAAGGCAAAATATTGTGGGTATTATCTGAAAGATCAAGTATGAATACAGAATTACCAGGCAAAGTTATTAAGTTAGAGTTATAAAAATTAAAAAGAAAAGTTATGAGCCAAGTTCAATTAAATTTAGATGAGTTAAAAGATTTCGTAAAGTATATGGTTACTAATAACCAACATATCCAAAGCATAGGTAAAGTACCTGTTGCTATAAATGTTGAGGGTGATGCAGGTTTGGGTAAAACTTCATCAGTAAAGCAATTAGCTTCTGAACTTAACATGGATATCATCAGATTAAACTTAGCAGAGTTTGAGGAATTAGGTGACTTAGTAGGTTTCCCTGTTAAAGAATTTGAGATTTCAAATGCAGAAGGTAAAACTACCTGGATTAATGAGCATCAAATTGATGCTGCCATGAAGAAAGGTTATAAGGTGATTAATAAAAGAATGTCACATGCTGCTCCGGAATGGATTCAAGGAAGAAAAGAAGGTGGTTTCTTGATTCTTGATGACTACACCAGAGCTGACCATAGATTTATGCAAGCTACCATGACTTTGATTGATGAGCAAGCTTATGCTTCTTGGAAATTACCAAAGAACTGGCATATTTTATTGACAACTAATCCAGATAATGGAGATTACAATGTAACTTCTCTGGATGTTGCTCAAAAGACCAGATTTATTTCTACAGAAGTAAAATTTGATGTTAATATCTGGGCTAAATGGGCTGAGAAAGCTCAAATAGATAGTAGAGGTATCAACTTCTTATTAATGAATCCTGAGTTAGTTTCTCAAAGAATTAATCCAAGGATGATTACTACTTTCTTTAACTCTATTAGTTCTATTCAAGATTTCTCTAAGAATTTACCAATTATTCAAATGATTGGTGAAGGTTCTGTAGGTAATGATTTTGCTTCTATGTTTACTATGTTTATCAATAATAAACTAGATAAAATTATTGGTCCTAAAGATATCTTTGAGAAAGATGAGCAGTATGTGTTAAACACACTTAAAAGTGCTATAGGAGAAGGTGATGACTTCCGAGCTGATTTATCTAGTGTAGTTGCAACAAGAATTGTCAACTATGGTTTAACTCATGCAGAGAAAAATCCTATAACTAAAGTAATGACTGATAGAATTATCAAATTAACTACTGATTGTGATTCTTTTACTGATGATTTAAGATACTATATCATCAAAGAATTAATCAATGGTAACAAGGTTAAATTTGCTCCATTGATGATGAATGCTAATGTAGTAAAGATGTCTGTTAAATAATCAGGACTATTCAGTTCCCTGTAAAAAAAGTTAACTTAATTATTAACCTGGATAGGGGTGGATTATTCCCCTATCCTTTTATATTAAAAAAATGATTCCAAAAATTTATATTATGGTAGCTGGTGGTAATTTAAGTACTCAGCTAAAATATTTAGTTAATGATAAATTATTTCATCTTACTGATATTGATTATACTCCTACCAAAGGAGATAAGTTATGTTTATTACCCGGTGTTCAATTGCCTAGAACAAAACTTAAAGCTTTTAATGATGAACATGGAACAAAAAATGTAAGAGAAGCTGTTAATGCTGATTATATTTTTGCTTCAGATAAATCATTTAATGAATATTTTGTCAATGGTTCTAGTTGGTTTTATAAAATGACTAAAAGTGATTTAGATAAGTTAATACCTTATTTTAGTTCAGTATTA